AGACTGCTTGGTCCTACCTGATTGTTCGTGTCGTACTCGAATAGAAGAAAGTCTTCAAGAAAGTATTCTTCTGTCTCGTTGGAATCCTTTATATGATTCGGAGTATTTCCCGATCCGTTGTTTGCGATTCTTACTGAAGTAATACCGCCGGTCTCATTGACAGTGTCGACGTACGCAGTGAACGTAACACCCTCTTTACCATCAAGAGTAATAAAGTCGCCGCGCTGGAATCCGGTGCCAGGATTCGTAACGTTAAGGTTTGTAACTGAACGATATACTTCTGCTTGAATATCAAAGTTGTCCGCAAGAGCGATCACGCTTCCTTCATTAAATGTACCGGCAGACGTACCCTTTGCAAGTATAAGTTCGAATATAATTCCATCGGAGTAGACACGCCGCTCCACTTTTGACACAACGGCTTCGGCAAAGGTATCAAGTTGTACAATTCGTTTGCCGCCAAAGTCCTCACCGTTACCCGATATGACTGAAACGCGAATCTTATCCTCTGATACGAAACGCCCGTCGGATGGTATAAGGACTTGCTCGAACGGAAGACGAATCTGAACTGGGTCGTCTAGGAAAAGACGAAAGAAGAGTTTAAGACCCTCTTCGGTACCCTTTGATCGCCATAAGTCAGAGATACGATCGTAGAAGAGTCGAGGATCGGCTTCGTAGTCTCGAGGAACGAACAGTCCGATCTCTCTTTCAATGCGACGAAGAAACTCCTGGTCCTGCAGACGTATGTCTCTTTGATTCTGCAGGGTGTTCTGATAGTATCCGGAAAGATTGGATTCCTCGAGGTACGCGAGATACGCACGTATGAACGCGATCAGTTCAGGAAAGTTTGACTGAATATGACTCGGTACGAACGAGTCAATGATCGAGTCTACGTGGGGCGCAAGACTCGTTCTTTTCTCGTTATTATTATAAGTCGGCATTCTTCGGTGCTACCTCGTAGGTATCTCCTGCATACTCTGCGCCGGTCGCAAAGGTATCCACGGATCCCTCGATCTTAAACTGAGGACATCCACAGTCAATCGTAAGAATGGTGTTTCTTTTTCCGAACACGTTGTACGAGTTAGGTATACACTCGATCACGAGCGTCGATCCTTCGAATCTTTCTGGTTGAAAGTTAACCAGAGTAATCTTACTTCCTTCAATCGTTCCTGCGTTATCAACAACTACCTGTGGACTCTCTTTACTTCCTCTTACGATCTGAACTCTTCGTGTTCCGTCGTTGTTCAGAACGTCTGTGAATCGGCAGTCATTAAATCCTCTAGTCGTAAATTCGGTGGATAGAAATATAACAGGACGTGTTCCAAAGCTTTTGAATAAGTCAACCGAGAACTCAAGTTCGTACGTCTGCGCGACGTTAAGACGCGGTACGAATCTCTTCTGAACTAAGACTCGAGCAAATGAGTTGAGCACAGCGGGATCAGCGTTGTCAATAACAGACAGAAGTTGTGAGTATCTAAGAACGCGATCAAACTTTTTTAACTGCTCCTCATCAAACGTCTCGATCGCATCGACAACCTTGTTCTCAAGTTGCGTCTTAGTCAGATTCGTAAGAGACGGATCAAACTTAAAGAATACCTCAAGAGTAATGAATAGAAACTCGGGATCGACAAGCTCAGTATCAACCGTTAACATACTCTTTGGTCGAATGATATCTTCAAGAACTGTTGTATTTTCTTCATCGGTAAGAATAAGTGCGTCCTTCGGCTTGATCGAGACGAATGCTTTACCATACTTCGGAGGATCGTTGTCCTCACCACCCCAGACCTTGATCGAGTCAAGATTCGCAAAGTTCTCTCTTACAATCGCATCGTAGTCCTGTGGCACAACGGCTCGATTCTGAGCCGCATACGATAGCGGAGCATTACGACGGATGGACTCTGTTGATTCCTTTTCGCCACCACCACTCGCGTTCTGATTCACTGTGACCGATAAATCAGTGTTACCCTCAATCGCATCAACCGATGAGAATATCGACGCACCGTTAGCCGCGGCCTTTTTTGTGACAAGATACTCGACACGAATCAAGTTACCGTTCTCAAGAGCAGCACCGATAGTACCGTCACCGAACGAGATCTCAAAGAGGCCGTCAGGGTTTTCTGATAGGAAGTAAACGAGTGACGTCTCATTGATCGACGTAAGCTCTTTTGCTTCGTTATAGATCGATGATGTTACCGCTGCAGTCGTATCAAATACCTCGACACGAAGTGTTGACGTGTCGGCATCCGGATTAGGTATAACGAACTTTTCTGCAGAGTCAACATCAAAGATAAACTCAGTCGTTTCCAATTTTCCTTGAAGAATCTTTACGTTTGTGAAACTTGCGGTCTCTGTATTGTAATCACGATCGGTAACAAAGTTAAACGTTTCATTACCGATCTTAGATTTAAACCGATGACCGCGTGGAAGAGTAAGTTCGGTGTCGGACGGATTGTTTACAGTAACATCGAGAAATGCGATTGCAGCAGATGCAGATCTTGGTGTAAAACCCAGTTGCCGAGCGTGTCCTACGACCGATCCGCGAAACTGAGCGGTATCGAGAAACGTCTCATTGATACCAAGGTTCGCATTGATGGCGTTATAGTGAGTGACGTACGACAGAAGATCAATGACCGATGTGATGGCCGATCCCTCAAAGTCGTAGTCCTGAAGAGTGTCTTGAGACTCTAAGAAGGTCTTAAGATTAGCGCGTATTGACTCAAAGTCAACCTCTGACACGTCGAGTCGTTTTGTCTCACTCATATTATCTCAGTCTCTCTACTGAAAAGTTAACCGTTGTGACGGTCTGTTCGGGCGATTGAATCTCGAACTCTATCGAGATGTCAATTGAATTATTATCGGGTCTTGCACTTATACCTACATCGATAACACGTACACGCGGCTCGTAGTTTCGAAGTGCTGTACGGATATCCTCGTCCAGTATCTGCTTTACGATCGGATCAAAGTTCTCGAACAGTTGCCCTCGAATGTTCGCACCAAAGTCGGGATCGAACGGTCTCTCTCCACGATTCGTAGAAAGAATGTTAATGACCGATTGTTTAACCGCCTGTTCGTCACGCTTCAGTGCAACGTCGCCGGTGTTAGGGTTTGGACGAAAACCAAAATCGATGTCGGTATATCGACGTTCCCTTGCGATTGTTTCTTCTAGTGCCATACTGTTATTTATACACTATTGACCGATTGCCGCGGTATTCGCATCGCCTGGACCGGGCTGCCCGGTGAATCGACCAGCTGCTTCTACGGCATTGGCTATGGACTGAGTCGGGAACCGTGGAATCGTTTCAAAATCAGACAGACCAATCTCTTTTGTGAACTCTTCTTTTATTGCTCTGACCGGTGGTCTATCAGCAATCACACTGGGCTGAGCAAGTTCTATTACTTGCTCACCAGCCTTCACGATGTTTGGAATATCCTCACAGAGATTCAGCGGCGTGTTGAGAGGATCCTTAATGAACTGTTCGACATTTTCTATAACACGATCGACTGCAGCACCGGCGTCCTGGTACGCATCACGAATCTCTAGGAGTTTGGCCAGAGTACCCGTAGGATTCGCAAGTGCCTCGACAGACAATAGGTTAAAGATGTCCTGCTGTAACCGACGAGTAATAACACCCGGTTGATTTTGAATCGCATCGGCGAGTGTCTCTACCTCATCGGAAAACGTCTTAACCGAATTGATTGCATTCTTACCTGCAGTGATTGCTTCACGAATCTCGTCCTGCGCCTCTGTGATCTGATTGACGATTCCGGATTCGCCGCAAAGTGAGTCAAATATAGAAGCCATAATTATCCACCCGCAAATACATTTTCTGATCCAGCTGCTACACTGGTACAGGTAGGATCATCAACTCTGCCACAACCTTTACCGTTCACAAAAACTGTACTTGATCCTTGTGAAATTGGTGTCGAGTGAGCAGGACAAGGTGACCCCGGAAGAAGATGTACGGTATTAAGATCACCTTCTCTGCTGACGCCAATACCGTTTACGAATACATTACCGGATCCTTGTGCTCGGACCATACGAGAACAATGCGGTACTTCTGCATCACCAATTCTTGTAACAGCAGGCATTTTATCCTTCTCCATAATCGTAATTTGCCATAAATGATCTCACCGCTTCCAGATCGTTCAGAACCTCGTGCGTGAGTACAACATTCTCTGTCGTTTCCTCAAGAGTCGTGTCGTTTGTATACACTACAGTAACATCATATTCTCTAAACACAAACTGTTTTTGGTCCTGATCTAGGTTGTATAGATTTTGTCCACCAGGAAGATTATTAAATCCGACCGCAATAATTGGATCAGTCGTTCTGTTACTCTCATCTGGTGGCACGTACGTAAGAACATCATCGAATCCCGACAAATATTTTCCACTGATTGTAATACTACTTGTATCTGTCGTTATTGTAATAGGATCTGATTCTCCGGTCAAAACAGCGGTAATTGATTGTATCGTAAATGTATCACCACCATCAGAGGATACTGATATACCAACTGTCTGAGTAAAATCTTGCGCGACAACGAACGACCCTTCGATTTCGGCACCCGAGAGTGGTGCAACAGTAGTTGTCGAAAATTCAATTGCCATTATTTGGTTTCTCTTGTCATTAATTCCTTCATTACATTATTTAGTTGTTCAATATACTCATGTTCCTCGTCTGTATGAGGTCCTTCTGGTATTTCGGGCATGAACATGATCAGATGATCAAACTCTTGAGGTATATCGTCATATTTAGTAAACGTATAAACCTCGTCGCTAATTCTAACCTTAAAAATGCCTTTCATCTGATACTCACTCTAAGGAGGGTTAAGATCAATTGTCGGACCATCAATAGTAATTGCACCACCAGCAGTAATGTCGACAGTCGAGCCAACCTGTGTATTCTGTAGCCCACCAATGGTTTCAAGCATGTTCGAATCAGTATCGAACTCAATGTTTGCGACCGACTCGAGTCGATGTTTACCCTCGGTAGTCACAAGACGTGTTCCGACCGTAAGCAGTGATTCGTTACCTGTCACTACCTCTGACGAATCCGCCGTTGTGATCTGTGTTCGATTACCCTTGACCGTCTGACCGGACGTACCGCCAATCGTTTCGACGTGGTTACCGTCAACAAGTATTGTCTGATCCGACCCGGTGTGAATCGACTGTTTTGACGCAATGTTGATCGACTGATCGGCACCGATCTCAAGAAGATCGTTCGATCCGACCTTGTGCTCGCGATTGCCCTGAACGAACTGATGATAGTTACCACCAACCTCGAGAGTATAGTCACCCTCGACCATGTGGCGCATGTTACCCTCGACGGTTACGTTGAGATCACCCTGCACGAACATGTTGTGATCGCGTAGTGTGATGTTGTAACCGTCACCGACGATCTTTACGGTCGTTGTACCATCGTCAAGGATCTCGTGATACGAACCCGACTGATGTGAGTTCGTGATACGTGTGTTGTCCGATGTCGAGTCGTACTCCTCAAGCTGACCCGCCTCGAACTCACGTACCGAGTTGTATGGATATGCAGTTTCCTGTGATCCACGAAGATCCGGTTCATCCCATTTGGATCGACTGTACTCTTGATCAACAGGAGTCGATGAGACCGTAGGCATCTCGTATTTTCTTGCCTGTTGGATCTCGGTAACACGATTGTCCTTACGAGCCTTATACGTCGGATGTTCTGTATACCTGTCCTCGTCGGTCACCAACGACAGGTTCGAGTCACTTTCTTCCGCACTGCCGGTCCATCTTGGATTGACACCGAAGGGATCGGAGAAACCTTTCTCAAAGTTTGGCACCACACGATTAATGCCAGGAATCGAACCCATGACGAGTGGGTCTTGAAGATTGTTGTCCATGTACATCACGATGACCCATGTACCCTCGACCAACTGCGAGAGCGGAGCACCAGATGTCGATGTATTCGGTGGTTGCATCACGTATGACCAAGGGAGAGAATCGATCGGCACGTCGGACTTACGATCCTCTGAGTGTACGTTGATCACACGCACACGAACTCTTCCCAACTTCAGTGGATCATTACGATCCTCAACGACTGCAATGTAAAACTGATTCATCATATGTT